AGACATGGTGGTCCTTCAATAAATTCATCATCAACACCTTCCATACTTTTTACTTCGATGTCGTCTGTTATTTCTTTCAGTCTTTCTTTTGTCACCAGGTTTACACTGATGACCTTCATAAATTCTTCTAAACTAAATGATGTACCATCTATATTTAATCCTCTTCTTTTCTCCCCAAAATAAGGTAGGTTAATAAATTGTCCTGGTTTTAAATTACCTGTCTCACTATCTTTTGTTAATTGTGTTTGTTTAGGAAATATTTCACAATCTGGTTTTAATCCAAACAATGATAATAAGTTTGATAAAAATGATTTTACAATTGAAGCATTGGTAAATTTATCCATGAATAAAAATAAATGGAGTCCGCCGCTTTTAGATTCGACCGGCAATAAAGGTAGATCATATTGTTGTATAATATCTATGTAATCTTTTTTATTAAATTCTTCATAATCTTTTGGATCTATATCTATAACACCAAATCTAACTTCTGAGTTTTCTGTACAAGGTTGAATACCAATTGATAACTCACCTTTTAAATGTTGTTCATATACTTCATCAGTAAGTGGTTCATAGTTCCATCTATAAACAGGTTTCTTTTTACCTGTTTCAGAATCTACGTAAGAATCCTGGTGATTAAAATCAGCAACACCATAAGCATTCTTATATCCAGTAAAAAATTCTATATATCTTTTTTCCATAACTGTTTATGTGGGCCATCCACTCTCGCTTAGGCCCACACTGTGCACATATCCCGAAGGAATTATATAATGCTTTCGTCCTTAGCTTTTTCTTCGCCATGTTTAGCTTTTACACTTCCTTTAGAAATGCTTTCACTAAATGACTTAGCTTGTTGATAAAGACTCTTATCAGTTACAGGGCCAACTTTACTAACTTCCCAACCAAACCAAGTGCCTTTATCGTTTGACATTTGAGTGGTCTTTAGTTTGTAAATGTGGCTGAAAGATGCCGGTGTAAACATTCCATTTGCACCCTTCATCTTTATTCCAGACATCATTGAGTTCCACTTTCTACTAATTTTTAATTGAGTAGATTTCATTGAAATCAATGCTGTCGATGGATTATCTCCCATTACAATTACAAAGTGTGATGCAGTTTTTTCTACATAGTTACCGTTTGGTAATCTATCTTTGTAGTTTGCATCTGGTGTAGTCTTAGACAAGATATCTGAAGATGAGTCATAGATTGCAACTGGTGCACCTAAACCTTCTCCTCTATCTTTCCATTCAATGTACTCCAACTTATAGAACGCTGGAATGACATCGATTCCTTTTACACCGTCATACAGTTCACCAGAAACTGAATTGTAAATCATTCCTGGTTCTGCACCTTCAACATACTTACCATCACGTTTATTAACTTCTGGTGAAAGTTGTCCTAGGATTTTTAGAAAAGGTAAGGCTAGATCTTCTTGACCTATTGCACCTAAACCTTTTGCTGCATCATCTTCAAACATATTTGCTGGAAGACCTGCAGACTTTTTTTCTGCTACTTGGTTCATGTTTATTTACTCCTTGTTACTTTGGTTCTGTTTCCTGAGAACACATTAAATAGATCAGAGGGCATCTCTTGTCCAGACTCAAGACGCTCTCTGACTAATGCTTTAAGAGTCATTGGTTCGACCTTTAGTTTCTGGACAGGTTCAAACCCTTGACCCTTTGCAAGGACAGCATAAGACTGTGCCTTGTTATCTTCGTTAACCCCGAAGGAAACCGTTACCTCATTTTTGATAAGGTCGCCGAGGTTATTTTCTCGAAGCCATGAGAATGCTTCTTCCCTCTTACCTATAGGTATAGAAGCACCATAAACTGGTTTAACTTCAACTGAAGAACCATCTGCTAACTTTAATGTAGAGATATTCATCTCTTGCATCATAGTCGGAATGACATCACCTGATACTATATCAATATGTCTCTTCAGTTCTTTTAATTCTTTTTCTTTTTGTTCAAGTTCGTCCTCTAATTTTTTTAATTTGACTACTTGATCTGATAATGATTTTGCATCATTAACTGAACTGTCAGTAAGATCTGCCCTTTGATCTTCTTCAAAGTTTATTGACCCACTTCCAGTAAATGTTTTAATTACTTCACTCATTTATTTCTCCTTTCTCGTATAAATTAATTTTAATAGGGTAGTAAGATCTTTCTTGTCTATCCCATTTGAGTAAGTTGTATCTACCATTAGTAATATCAGATACAATAGAACACGCAACACCAATAATAGCAGGATCACCTGTTAACAATAAATAATCTTCTGGTTGAAAATTTTTTAATAATTTTCTCAACTTAAAAATTAATGGTCCAGGTGAAAAAATTATTTGTGATAGTTCTGGTAATAATATTTTAAGCTCGCCATATTTTGCTGCGCCCATAATATTTATTTTAGGACTACCGATTTTTGTCCCCGGTACTTCTTGAACTACGTAAACTATTCTTTCTGACATTGACAAAAGATATAACATCGATTATATAGAAGTCAACTAGAAAGAAGAAAATAATTATGAAGTATAAATTTAAGACTAAACCTTATGAACATCAACTCAAGGCTTTAGAAATGTCTTGGGATAAAAAATATTTTGCCTATTTCATGGAGATGGGTACCGGTAAATCTAAAGTATTAATAGATAATATATCTATGCTTTATGATAACGGTAAAATTAATGGTGCATTAATTATTGCACCAAAAGGTGTATATAAAAATTGGCATGAAGGTGAAATACCAAATCACATGGTCAATCATATAGACCCAATAAATATATTGTGGAAGTCTTCTATAAATAAAAAACAACAAACAGAATTAAATAAATTATTTAAAACAGGTGAAGACCTACATATATTGGTTATGAATGTTGAATCCCTATCAACTAAAAAAGGTGTGGACTTTGCAGAAAAATTTTTAAATTGTCACGACACAATTATGGCAATCGATGAGTCTACTACAATAAAAAATCCAGATGCTAAGCGTACTAAAAATATTGTGGGTTTAGGTAAACTTGCAAAGTATAGAAGAATATTAACAGGTTCTCCTGTAACTAAATCACCATTAGATTTATATAAACAATGTGAATTCTTAGAAGAAGAACTATTAGGTTTTGGTTCTTACTATGCTTTTAGAACTAGATATGCAGTTATGAAAACTGCAAACTTCAGCGGTAGGTCTATACAAATAGTTGTTGGATATAAAAACTTACCCGAGCTTTCAGAAAAGTTAAAAGATTTTTCTTATCGTGTATTAAAGGATGACTGTTTAGATTTACCTAAAAAGACATTTATGAAACGTGAAGTATCTTTAACTAAAGAACAAGAGAAAGCATATCTTCAAATGAAACAATTAGCTGTTGCTCATATGGAAGGTAAAGTTATGACTACAGCTACAGTATTAACTCAACTAATGAGACTACAACAAATAACTTGTGGTCACTTTACTGCTGATGATGGCACTTTACATGAGATGCCATCCAATAGGATAGTCGAACTAATGGATGTATTAAGTGAAGTAGAGGGTAAGGTTGTTATATGGGCCCAGTTTCAAAGAGATGTAACTAATATTATTAAAGCATTGTCTAAAGAATATGGTGATGATTCCTATGTAGATTATTATGGATTAACACCACAAGAAGATAGACAAAAAAATATTAAAAAATTCCAGGACCCTGATTCTCCTGTAAGATTCTTTGTAGGAACTACGCAGACAGGTGGTTATGGTATTACATTAACTGCAGCATCAACCATGATATATTATTCTAATGGTTATGATCTAGAAAAACGTCAGCAATCTGAGGCTAGAATAGATCGTATTGGTCAAGAAAAACCTATGACTTATATTGATTTAATTGTTGAGAATACAGTTGATACTAGAATAGTAAAAGCCTTACGTAAAAAAGTAGATATAGCTACACAGATAATGGGAGAGGAATTAAAAGCATGGATTTAAGACCTGGTGTTGTAATTAGAATGGGATTATGGATTAGTTTGACTATGTGTATGTTGTGGATGTTAAACTAAATCCACAGCTTTACCAATAATAGGCTTATATTTTACTATCTTACCTTCACGATAAGCTCTCATGTATTGTCGTCTAGGGTTAAACTCTATATAGCTTGCATGAATCCATCCAGAGTTTGGCTCACCAGGAGTATAGAACTCCAAAATTAATTGATCTGGTTCACAATTTACATGAACCCAGTCAGCAACTTCTGCATTGTCTACTCCATTTACTTCGAAATCGACGGCCTCAGCTTTGGCATGCTGTGAATTTATAGAACTACCAATAGCAACACACAGCTCAGGCGAACGAAATCCGCTAGTGACCTTCACTCTTCCGAAGTGATCCCGGACGGGTTGCAAAACTCTTTCACACAGTAGTTTTAATTTTTCTACTTGATCTGCATTTGGGTTGTTATCGATACCTTTGCGGATAGCGGTATCTGATTTGATTAACTCCTGAAGAGTGAAGTTACGTGAAAGATTCATTATTGAAGCATATTGATAATTAAGGTTAAAATAATAGCACCACCTCCACCGATGATCATTCTTTCAATTCTAGTAATTCTATCTTTTACTTCTTTGATTTGATCGAAAGTTTGCTTTTGCATTATTCTGCAAAGCTTTTCATGATCCTCTATTTTTTGTATTGCTGATTTTCTAGCCATAATTATCCTTGTGGAAACAATATTGACAGTTTCTGTGCTGTTGTCAAGTTAGAAAAAGACCCTGCTGCACCTGGATTATTAACAATATTAGCATCGATACTAGGTAAATTTAATGATGTTGGTGTTGCAGGTGTATCTTGCATAATAGGTAATAATGGATTTTCAAATACAGGAAAGTCTACTTGTTGTAATGAAACATCTCTCATCTGTGTTTGTATATCTATTATAGCATCTAGTGCTGTATCTAATGGATCAGGTAATCCTAATTTTTCTGCATTCTCTCTAAACGCTTGTCTAACATCAGGTGAAATATTAATAGGTCTAAATCTATTATTATCAATAGTATTTACTTCTACATTAGATAACCTTCCTGTAGAAGCTCTGAAAGCATCATCACTTATATTTAAAGTTCTTGCAGCATCTAAGTCTGCTTTAAAATTTTTTCTTACATCAAACAATGCTCTGTTTGCATTTATATATGAATCCACAATGTCTTTTGGTTCTATTGGTCCACCACGTAAAGCTTCTCTAGTAAATAATTGTCTAGATTCCCTTACACCTCTTTGATAGTTTGCAACCTTAAAGTCTAGTGAACGTGAAGGATTTACTTTAACTTCTCTAAAACCAAACAGTCCTTGAAACTCATCACCAAATTCAAATGCTTGACCATACTCATCAAACTTACCTTTAGTTAAAACATCTACTGATTCAATAGATCTATCTAATCTTTTTAATTGTTCAAAAGAAAAAGGCATTTGTGCTTTGACTAGATGTTGCATAATTTTTGTTGCTTTATCTCCAGGTAAATCTTGTGGATTAAATACTTGAAAACCTTCTCTAGTTCTACCACCTCTAACTAATAAATCTGTTACAGCTTCTGTCCAAATAGCTTCTGATATAAATGGTTGTGCGAATTCTGCCATCGATGTAAATGTACCTTTTAAAAAATCATCCATGATTCCATCTTCATCTGTTCGACCATCAGCAACCGCATTAATAACTGTTTGTACAGGTCTAACTAAAGTATCGTATGCATTTGCATGACTAAAATCTATATATTTAAAGTTGCCATCTTTATCTTTTATAGGTAAAATAGTTGAATTTTTTGACCAATCTGCAACATATCTTCTGATTGCTTCTCTTTCTTCATCAGTTACATCATAGAGAGCTTGAAAAGCTTTTTGTGTTGCATAAGGTACCGCCGCAACAGTTGTACCAAAACCGAATAATCTAGTATAACCAATAGTTTCAAACGGTTTTACAACTGTACCATCAGCTAAAGTTATTGTTTCATTTATTTCTCTTAACGCTCGTCTTACAATATTTGTACCCGTTCTAGCTATCTCTGCAGGAAACGATACAAAGTTTCCAATAGGTAATTTTCTTAAAGATTTTACAAAATCAGACACATAGTCATAGTTAGGTATATTATTTCTTACAATATCAGCCGCTTCTTGTTTAAAGAACTCATCATCAATAGTAACATCAACACCATTTCTTTTTATAGACATACCTCTAGTAATACCTTTGTTTGCTAAAGCTTTTTCAAGTCTAGATTTTTCCATTGCCCATGATGCAATTTTCCAAAAGTCATCTTCAGCTGTATATAAATCTTGTGATACTGACTTTAATTTTGATAAAGGTTTGAGTAACATTCTAAGACCTTTGTCTGATGTCATGGTTTCACCAAAGTTTACATCTTCCAATAGTCTTGTTAGATCCCCTAATCTTACGTTTGAGTTTACAACACCTAATCTTAATAACTCTTCATATAAATCATTCTGTTGTCTAGTACCTTTTAATGGTGTTTGCAGTGCTTGGTATGCTTGTTTAATTGCAGCTCCATCAGGTATAATACCATTTGCTGTAGCAAATGCACCAGCACTTACAAAGTTTCTGACATGTGTTACCGGTGATAAAATTGTTTTAGCAATTTGTGATAAACCTTTTGGATATAAAATTAAACTTTGATACAGTTGTCCAAGTACACCTGCTTTATCAAAACTTAATGATGTAGACTCTAAAGCTTTTGCCATTCCTGGTGTAGTGTATAACTCATTTAATGGATTTACAGATCCACCTTTAGCTGCAACATCTAATGTTCTAGCCTGATCAATTCTTATTTGTTGGTAGTCATCACCAAATAATATTCGTGCTTCATCAGCTGTTTCTGCAAACATAGGCTTACCACCTGCAGCTTTTAGTTCATTTGATTTTTTAATTAAGTCTTGAAAAAATAAATTTCTTCTTGTGATCATTGATAATTTAGCTGTACCCCCTAATATAGTCTGCATAGGATTAGCTTGTTTACCTAAAAGGTTTTCAAATACTTTTCTATCTCCTTGTTTAATTGCACCTGCAGATACTAACGCAGATCCTCTGGCTGTTACAACTTCATCAAGTGTAGTTCTGTTTACAAAGAAACCAGGTACTTCAAATATAGCATCCGAAGGTCTATCCATTCTCATACCTTTAGGAAGTCTTGCAGTTTTCAATACTCTTGATACTGCTTGTTCTGCCTGAAGATCAGTTAGTTCTTCACCTGCTTCTTTAGCACTAGCTTTAAATACTTCTTTTGCTTCATCAATTGCTTCTCTTGTAGGTTGGTATCTTACCCAAGGAAGTATACTTTGATTTTGAAATATATCGTATGTAGAGCCTAAATAGTTTTTAAATTTATTTCCAAATAATTTTTTAAATTCTTGTATTTCATTTGATCCCAATGATCTTCCAAGTTTAGAAAATAAGTCTGCCCACCTTGTTCTTATTGTAGATAAACTTCCCAATACTTCTGTAATAGTTTCATCTTTTGCACCTAGTTCTTTTAATTTTTTAACTAATCCAGCTTTCTTTGCATCATCTAATGCACCAAATGTTGCAATACCTTGGTCATCAAGTTCTGCTTTACCTGATAATAATAAATCATTAACTTCTGTTAAAAGTTTTTGTCGATCTTTTGCTGTTGCTTGATTCATGACCGTTCTAAATGGAGGAAATACTTTATCAATTGCTTGATCTAATTCTCTTGATATGTTTCTTGCAGCTGCAGCATCCGATGCTCTTTCACCAATAGAAGTTCTTTCAATATCAAAAAACTCTTGAGTCTTTCCGCTTCTTGCCCTGAACCCCGATGCAATTTTATCAATCCATCTATCTAGTTTAGAATTTGCTACATCTAATTGTTTGTTTCGATCAGTTATTTTTTTAATTACTTTACCGGTGCCTCCTATAATACCAGTGAATAATGCACCTTCTGTACCAAACTTAATTCTATTTAATAGTTCTCTTGTAGGATCATCATCTGTTGATCTTGTTATTTCTGTTGGTCCACCAATTAAATCACCAAAAGTACCTATTTTTTCTACATCGCCTACAAATATACCTTCTGCTAAACCACCCCCCAATGCTCCAGCTATAAATTTATTTGTTCTACCTTTTGCATTTAATTCCAATGCTTCCTGAGCCCCTTTTACTAAACCAGGATTTGATGCTCTTAAATATTTATTATTTCTAGCAGCTCGCATAGCATCATCTGCTAATTTAGAACCTACTTTAAAACCTTTTGCTCCTGGTAAACCAATATTAACTAATGCTTCAGTAATTTTACCGGCCGCTGTTGCTTCTGCTTTCTCATCAAACTCTGTTAGATCATCAAAAAACTGTTCTACTTTTGCAGCCCTACCTTTATCAACACCTAGATCCATAAGTGTTGCGCCTAATGAAAAGAAACCTTTTGGTATTTGTATTAAACCTGATGCAACACCAGATAATACTGACTCTATTGTACCTACTCTTTGATTATCGTTTTTAATTTCCGAATTTAGAAGGGAGACCATTTATCCTCCTATAAATATGGTTTTACTTTACCGTCTTGAATTACCAGTATTCTATCGTTTACAACGTAAGCACCGTCTTCAGCAGCTCCAGTTGCAACTACAGCTTCTAAGAAATCAATTTCGTTTTTACCTTTATTTTCATTCATCCAATTTTTAACTTCTGTAGTATCTGCAACACTTGTAACATTAATACCTCTTCCACGAGCTAAACCAGCTAATTGATTACCTGACGGTAATGTTCCTTGTTTAGTATTATATGCTCTAATGTCTTCCATTAGATCACCTTCTTTATTAAAACCTAATTCTTTATAAGCTTGATCAACTGAAATGTTTTTCATTGCAGCATAATCTTGGGCTTGTTTTAAATAACTACCTGGTTTAGCACCAGATATATCTTTTTCTATTTCACCTTTTAGAACTGCAGCATCTATTTGTCGTTTCAATGCTTTAGATTTATCTAGCTGTCCTGATATGGCTCCAATAATTCTATTTTGTAATGTACCAGATTTTAATGCACCTTTAAGATCAGCACCTTCTTCTGAAATAATTTTACTTGCATCTATTAATGAATCATAAACAGCTTCTTTATTCATTTTATCTATTCCCATTAACTTATAGTATTTATCTTTAGTTGCTTGGATTCTATCTTTGTTAAGTTTATCTAAAGCGTCTTGATCAACTGCTGTACTTTTTGGTGTTTGTGTTCCAGTCATTCCTGTTTTGCCTTCAATACCCATACCTCTATCTCTTGCTGTTCCTCCAGGAAGTTCTGTTGCACCACCTACAGAAGGTTGTTCACCACCTGTAAATTTATCATATAAATAAGAACCTGCTCCATATCCAGTTAATGCTAAACCTGTTGGAGTTGTGAAAGAATATTTTGCAAGTGATTTAACTGGTTTACCTAACATTGAACCATACTTACCAGCACCAAATAAAGTTCTTAAAATTGGATCTCTTTGTACAAAAGGTCTAAGCTCACGAGTCATACCTATTCCTGAAGTAGGACCACTTCCACCTCTTACAAATTTAGTTATACTTGGTAATACTCCACCATATTCCATATAACCACCACCGGTAGTTTTTGGATATACTTTACTAAATTGAGCAGGCACTTGTCTTGAATATATATTTCTAAGAGCAGCTAATCCTCTTGCTGCATAGGGTGCTACTCGTGCAGCAGTCATACCTACAGCAGCTAATAAAGGAACAGCATAACCACCTCTACCTGTTTCATCTTTTGGTGCAAGTGGACTACCAACAGTATTGATAGCTTGTTTATTATCTTTCATACCATCCATGATCCCTTCTTTAATAGGGCCACCGTATCTAAACATTGGTCTATTTAATGTTCTCATGTATTACCCGTATAATTTTCCGAATAGTCCGCCGATACCTAATGCTGTACTTAAAGATGATGCAAATGGACTAGGCGTTGCAGGATCTTGGAATTGTTGACCAGCAACACCTCCAGCAAGACCTGTTAGTCCTGTTCCATATGTAGACAATCTTTGATAAGGCTCGTACGCTCCCGTTCTTGCAGCGTCTATGTCTGCTTGTAACTGTGATTGAGTTATCCCTTGTCTAAATGCACCTAATTGACCTAGTGCAGAAACATCTCCTGCTGTACCAGCTCTTTGAAAATTAGATAGTGCAAACTGATTCTGTAAATCTTGTGCTCTTTGTGCTTGTGCGTTTTGAAATGCTTGTTGTTGTAGTTGAGCTGTAATGCCTGCTCTACCCATTGCAGTGTCTGACATGTATTGTCCTTCTAATGCACCTTGTCTACCACCACCAAATGCACCTGATGTAAAAGCTTGATCACTTATTTGTTGCATACCACCAGCTCTAGATAAATCATATTGTCTTAAAGATTCATCAATAACAGATTGTTGATATGGTGACATGTATGAAGCAATAGATCCAGCCCCGGTTCCTGCGCCCGGACCAGTTAACTGTTGTGCTTGTTGTAAGTAAGGTTGATACGCTCCAACACCTGCTGTTGCAAGTCCTATAGCTTGAGTTTGTAAAGGATCTTCACCCGCAACAAATTGACGACCTGTAAATTTACTTGTATCAATCGGTGCCGATGTAGTTGCCGTTAATTGTTTGGCGTAATCTTTTGCGGTTTCTTGTAAATAATCTGGTAATGCCATTATATTATTCTACTCTCCAGTTGTTGTGCTTGATCAAACATACCTTGTGCAGGATTTTTACCCTGGGATTCCTCTGATATAGTACCACCTGCTTCTAGATTGTCCATCATATTCTGCATAACTTCAGCACCTTTATCAATATCTCCTTGACCAGCGTTTCTTACAGCATCTGCTGTAAATACAAATTCATTTTTAGATAGTCTTGCAGGCACATCATCAGCTCTTTCTTCAGCTCCTAATGGCACAAAACCACCTTCTCTATAATCTTTTTCCATACCACCTAGGTCCATTAAACCACCTTCTGCTTTTCTGTTTCTTAAAGCATCATAAATCATTTTTGAATCTTCATCCATAAGTCTAGTATCACCACCAGTAAAATAGTCTTGGCCAGACATAAACTCATTAACATTTTTGTCTCCTAACCTTAATTTTTTAGCTACTATATCTAAAGCGCCTTCATCTAAAGCATTGATAGTGTAATCACCATCTGCATCTTTAGTTATGTCATAACCTTCTTCAATAAGACCATCCATAACTTTTTTAGCTTTTTTTGATTTAGGTGTAACGTAAACACTTTGACCTGTAGCTTGTGCTTGGTATCCATAATCAGGAACATAAACATCTTCATCAACTACACTTACATTTATATCTGCATCATCAAATAAAGATTTAACTTTACCTACACCAGCTTTTAACATCTGACCTGCTTTTTGTACTATATTACCCATTCTATATCCTGGTCTTAAACTAGCTAGTCCACCATCAGCAGCATAGAAAGAACTTCTAACAGCAGATTTTTGAGGCATAAAATATAATGCAGATTGTGTAGGGTCATTGTAATATGCTCTAGCCTGGCTTCTAATATCTTCTACCATTGGTTGTGCCATATTAAATGGTGTACCTTCGTCAACTTCTTCTTCTTCACCACCCATTAAGAATGGTGCAGCAATTGCTGTAGCACCTAACCCTGTAAGAGCTGTTCTACCTAAACTAAAGGCTCCTGTTTTAGGATTAAAAAATAAATTACCAAATGGACTTTTAGATAAAGCACTTCCTTTTGTAAAAGCAGCACCTAAATTTCCTAATACAGCACTAGGAGCATACGTAGATAGTTTACCTAAAGCAGCTAATCCTTTTCCTGATCCAAGAGCACCTAATCCTCCTGTAACACCATATAATAATGCAGCTTTACCTAGAGGAGATTTAACAACTTTACTTACAGCCTTCTTGGCTTTCTTTACAATTTTACCTAAAAAATAACCTTGTCTTGGTTCTTCAAGACCCATAATTCCACCGCTATTTAATAATTCTTGTTGCATCATATTTCTAGAAATTGCCATAATCTTACCCTTTTATCGTCTTTTTTTATTATAATCAATCATATATATCTACCAGATCTACTATGCCACCGTCAGCCCAACCCCAGCCACCGTCAGTTCTTCCAGTACCACCAGCTTTTTGACCACCTGATTTAGCTTGTTGTGAACCGCCACCCATTCTAGATGCATCTAGTCCACCACCTGGACCATAACCAGGATCAGCAATACCACCTCCACCACCTTGAGTAGTTGTGCTAGCCACATCGTCTGAAGTAACATTTATTTTATTTACGATATCTTTGTCTTTTTCAGCTTGTATTCTAGCAGCTTCAGCGATTGTATCAGCATATTCTTTTTGTTTTTGTCTATAAAAATTTAGTTTATTTCGCATCATTTTAGTCATATCTAAAAACTCTTCTTCAGTGTCATATTTATTTCTTGCTCTGTCTAAAGCGTCTTCTAAAGATGATGCTGTTTTATCTACATACTCTCCATAATTACCAAATGCAGATCTAACATTAATTCCAAATGGATCTTTACTTAAACCACTTGTGTTTTCACCAAATACTGTTGGGCCAGTATAACCCATATTAGCTGCAATAAACGCTTGGTCAGCCCTCGATAAATTAGAATAGTTATCCATCTTACCTAAAATTGCTCCTAATATTCCAGGACCCCCTACACCATAAGGATTATTATATCCTTCATTTAAAATCATTTCTGCTGTTTGTGGTTTGCCTCCAGGCAGAATACCATAAACAGCATCTTGTATTCTTCTACTTAAAGTATTTTTTGCACCAGCTTGATAGACTCCTGGAGCACCTTTAATCGTTACTGGACCAAATTGAGCTTCATCATAAGGCATGCTTTCTATTCCGGGTACACCTATATTTTCCATAAGTATGTCACCACCAGGTATACCTTTTTGTTCTAAAGGCATGTTTAATGATCTTAATCTGTCTTGTCTAGAATCAACACTTGTTTGAAACCCAGACATTAAATTGCTCGTACTACCAGTGTACGGCATAGTACCACCTCCGCCACCTTGTGCTTGATAGATAGCAGGCAGACCTGGAGCTACATTCCCTTCCGATTCTTCACCTTGTGGTATTTGAAATGGGTTTAATAAGTACTGACTTTGAGGTACGTATTTAAAACCCGCATCGTATATTGATTGATCGTAAGGGCTCAGTGCCATTATTTATCCTCTGAATCTGATGCTGCCCCTAATGGAGGCATTGCTGCTACTTTAATTTTTAATGATCTTGTTACATGTTCTTTTTGAGTAGCAGTTGATGGATTTTTAATATCATCTTCTGCTTCTTTGTCTGAATTGTACTCTTGATTTGTAACAGTGTTTCTTAATACTACTTCAGTTTCGCATTTAACTACAGGTACTTTTTTACCATTTATTATTGTGTAGTTTACTTCTGCTTCTTCTTTAAACGCCATAAGACTCCTTATTCTCGGTTGATTTCGAGTATAGATACTATACCACTTATACCAGATGTTACAGAAGATTCAATCTTTAGTACATCATTTTCTTCAAGAACTACAGGCCCTTTTGCAACATTGCAAATGGTTGGACCAGTAATATCTGCATATGCAATTTGATAATCTGTAGTAGCTGATGAGTCTGTAACAGATACTTTTGCTACTTTGGACCCAGATTCATTAGTTAATTGTATGTTTTGAACAATAGCTCTAGCGTTTGAAGGCACTGTATAAACAGTTTCAGCTGCCGTAGTTGTTGGATCATAGAATGCGTTTTTATAAATATTAGCCATTAATATCCATCCTGTACTAATAATAAATCAAATGAGGCAGAAGCAGAAGAGGTAGAACTTGACTTCCCAGAAACATAGATATCTGACTTTTGAGGTATTACATTGATTGCGTTAAAGATAACTGTTGTTTGACCACCTCTAACATCTAAAAATTGTTTTGTTTGAAAAGCTGCGTTAGCAACACTATTATTTCTTTGTATAAATTTAAATTGCATTTCTTGATCTTTACCAGATGATATATTCATTGATAGTAAATAACCAGTATAACCTGCAGGTATAGTGTATAGTGTCATAAGTGTTTGTCCATTACCAGCAGTTATAGTTGCAGCAACATCAGATCCACCTGTATAAGTTACAGATATATTCCCAATATTATTTCCAGATGTTCCTGCTGTTTCAACAGACATTCTAAATACTCTTAAAAAAGTTTGTGTAGTTGTAACTGTAGTTGTCCCATCCATATCAACAGTCTCTTCAGCAAAATTATAAGAACCATCTAAACCTTGTATTCTTAAAGTTCTAGCACCTGTTCCAGCTACATCGTCATTAGTATCATCACTAACAACATCGACAGTAACTGCCGAAGATTGCCAAGGATAGTCGTCTCCTGTTTCCCAAATAGTTTCAAAAGCACCTGATCCAATAGAACTATTATATCCAAATTTATTAACCATAGAGTAACCAGGAACTTTACCTTGCTGTACAGCTAAATAAAATGGAATGTCATCAACTGTACTTCCACCTGTTATTGGATTGACATTATTACAAGACATTAATTTCTCCCTGTGAACCAAGAATATCTCTCAGTCTCTTGTTTAAGTTCATCTAAAAAAGTTGAATTCAATTGTTCTTTCATAATAGTGATTGCTCTATTAATTTGTTTTTGGTTTGATACATCATATTCTTCTTTTGGTTCTGGTAATCTTACGTTAATCTTTGCCATTATCTTCTACCGTCCGGTTGTATATCTAATCGCATTGTTCCAAATCTCCAAGATTCTGAAGCCGAATCGTTTTCTATTTTTATATTAACAAATCTTCCTCTTGCGCGTGTGTCTTTTTTCTCAGTAGAAGACGTAATTGTAAAAGGACTTAAAGATGTAGTGGTTTGAGAATCTGAAGGATATCTTTTTACAGCCAATGTTACTTTAGCATTACCTTGTAAATCTTTAAAATCAGGTAAAAATCTTCTTACTGCTAAGAATACATCTCCCGAAACAGGATAAGCTTGACCTCTCATACTTTGTTGTAAATCATAATCATAGGATTGTATAAACGATGTAACCGTTGTCGTAGTACCATCAGGATTGACTTGATCAGTTCCTACTTCATGTTCAAATAATGTGGTTTGCCCGAGCCCTGATTCTCCAACAATGACAGGAAAAGTTCCTGCAGCATTATCATTAAATTTAGTTGCAATTGGATTTGGATATACTGTACCATCAATCCAACTTGTTCTAGCTTCTGTTCCAATATACCAAACTCCACCTGGTACCTTGGCAACACTTTCCCCATAGTTAAATACAACATATTGATCATTATACTCGGACCCTTGTGATGTATAGTACCAAGTTATTTCTGTGTATTGGTTATTTAAACCTGCATAAACTTGTTGTCCTTTTGTCGTATCAGCCTGATCATAAACATAATCTTCAACGGTACATGGTAAAGATTTAACTGTACCATCAAAAGCAAAAAAACCATTGTTTGACATCCAAAATGCTGTACCATCTATTTCAACAGCTGCGTTTTTACCAATTAGCCCACAGTTAGTACCTACTTGCTCAAATCCAAATGTAAAAGGTGCACCGATAAATTTCATTGTATACAATGCATTATCAGTCCAAATCAAAATAGTTTCTTTTGCTTTTAATGCACCAATAATTTTTGTACCATCTTGTAATCTTTGTGTACCTGCAGAATTAATTGCTGTAACAGTGTAATCATTTATATCTTCTTGTTCTGAAAATCTTATAAACATATCGTCTTGAGTTGATGTATCCCCAATAGTTGTTTCTGTTCCTAAATGAATTAAGTGTCTAGTTGTAGGTGATACTAATGTGACTCTTGTTGCTGTTGGGTTATTAGTTGTTTGAAATCCTGATGTAGTTGTTGATGCTCTTGTTGTGAGTCTTGATGCATCCCCTGCATTCCATGTAAATGTTTTACCATTTGCAATCGTTGCAACAAGAACTTGTCCAAAATTACTTAATGACCATAAACCTGGTTCAAGTGCTACATCATTTGCAGATGAAGCTTCACCCCATCCACCACTACCCCAAGTATCTGTACCCCAACCATAACCATAAGATTGCGCTGCCGGACCAACTTGTTCATAAGGTTTAATATCTATACTTCCACCGGTTGCAACTGTTCCTGTTGCGGCTGTACTTTGTGTAATGGTAAATACTGTTGCTGATATAATAGAAGTTACTTGAAATAATTTATTTTCGAAATCAGAATCTACATAACCTGTTCCTCCCGGTAAAGTTACGTTATCAATTAATACAATATCTCCTGTTGATAGATTATGGTTTGATCCTGTTGTAATTTCACAAACTGCAGATGTATCTGTTGTTGCAATCGTTGCAGAGGATAGAGTCGCTTTTAATGGTGTAATGTCATATAGTTGACCTTCAAAATAAATAAGTAAAAATTTATCTGTACCAATTGCTACATATCTATTTCCAGCTAAATCAACGAAAGCAAACTCACGTCTTGCAACTCCAACAATTGTGTCTGTAACAAGTGATGCCCAGCCACCTACTTTTTCTGGCAACATATATCTAAATCTTACGTTATCACAATCAACCCAACGTTGTTCAGCACCAACAGACGTGTTTTGTTTATCTATTCCTGGATAGAATGAAAAATCAAGTAGAGCCATCTGTTAGCTCCTATATGTTATCTTTGTAGATCCAGCCTCTTGTTGCATTAACATAGACCAGTGTAAATGCTGCTGAGTTTGTAGATACCACTAAATCAGAAGCAGAGCCTAAAATATTAGAACTATTTCTACCTATTGTTAAATTGTTTGATGCAAGGTTATTACCACTATCTATAAAATGGACTTCATCACCAACTGATGGAGATGCTGGTAAATTAATTGTAACGGGTGCACCAATACCACCTCCTGATGTATCTACTAAAACTTGATCACCATTGACTGTTGTATAAGTTGCTCCAGGTGTAATGTATCCTTTATGTCTAATACCTAAAGAAATATTAGTTCCATCTGAATATAATAAATTTGTTGATGCTACAGGTATTGCAACACCTGTTCCTGAAACTGTTTTAACGGTTAAACTAAATAAAGATGCAGATCTATCTGTTGCATCTTCAACAATAAAAACTCTCTCAGCAGAGTCTGGCATCGTCACCGTTCTATTTGCTGTTAAAGTTCCTGTAAGTTTAAAGTATAAATTTTTACCATTGGATACTGCACCATTAGATAAAGCTAATGCTACATCTGCTGAGCCAACATCTATTGCAATGTATCCTGATACTGCTTGTTCTAATTGTTGTAAGTTGGTGTTAGTAATAGTACCCCAAGTACCAGACTTTTCACCTGTGGTCATTAACTCTAATTTTAAATCACTCGAATACGTACTAGCCATTTTTCTCCTATGGGTTATCTGGATCTATTGGAATCCATACACCAGTTGCACCTGGAATTATTGGGTTCCATGATATCACATCTATGGTGTTA